GCTCACACCTCCAGTGTCACTATCGTCCCGGCGCTCAGGGAGTCTGCCCAACAGTGCGAGGAAATGACCGTGAACGTTCCGCTCACGCCGAGCTTTGCCGCCGTAAGCTGCACCCTGTCGCCCGGAAAGCAGGCAAACTGCTTTGTGAGCGTTAATTTTACACATCTTTTGCCGCGCTTTGATTCGGCTATCTGATATTCGGCGGTGTACCTTGCCGCGTCGGCGTCGGTCGTTTTCGGAACCGTCATTTCCCTGTGGCACTTGCCGCCGAAGGCCGCAAAGCCTTCGTTTGAAACGGTGTAGCTTGCGCCGGTCACTCGGTTTCGGATGCTTATATCCGATATTATGCCGTAGTGCTCGTCGCACAGCGACACGCTCGCTGCGTCCTTTGACGCATCCACCGTTATCGTCGAGCCTGTCCGGCCGTTGAAGACGAGCGTTCCGCTTTTTGTAAAATACGGAGTTGTTCCCCACGCATAGCGGCAAAAGCGTTTGAGCGCGCTCCACGCGCTCTCGCCGGTGCGCACGCTGAATAGACTTAGCGTTTTTGCGCTGCCGGATACGACGCTGCTTATGCCGAAGGCACGCACAAATGCGCTCACGGCCGCCGAGTTGCTGAGCTGGGCATATTCCTGCGCAGGAAGCTCGTTATCCAGCAGCAGCGCCGCGTCCGATCGGCCCGAGAGCGTAACGACCGAGCCTTTTTCGTCGATGCTTATGCTGTATTCGTCGATTATTCCCTTGAACACGACGGCGTTGTTGTGCACCGCCCGGAAGCGGCAGGCGCTTTGCAGCTTTGGAAGCTGCGCGCTGTAGTAAATGAAGCTCACCTCGAACCAGTCGCACGGCTCGCCCATGCCGTGGCAGACGTCCCATGACAGGAACTCCGGCAGCAGCGTGAGCGCGCCGTTTTTGTCGATCAAATATCCTTTCATCGCATCACCTTATCACGCTCATATCGTTCCCTCCCCTATGCTGTAGCCAGACAGCGAGCTGCCGAGCTTTTCGCGCACAAGATATTTAGAGTTGTTCGTAACTCCGGGCGCAAGATGAGCCTTGTGTATCTGCGCATCGTCCGCGTCAAGGCAGGATATAAAGCCCCTGCCCTCGGCCGTGCCGACGGTAATGCTCTCGCCGTAGCTTCGCAGAATTCTGTTTGCCGCCGTCATCCCTGCACCCCCACGAACTCAAATCCGCCGGAGTCAAGGTACGCGCCCAGCAGCGTCTCCGCGCTTTTCTTGAGCGCCGCAGCCGACGCTCCGCCGAGCTGCACGGACAGCTTTCCTGCCGTGAAGCCGCTCACGCCGCCGGAGTGCGCGCTGCCCAGCTCCATGTACATGGATATTGCGAGCATCGCCGACGCGGTGACGAAAGTTTCGCCGATCTCGTCGCTCGATGCGCCGCGGCGCAGTCTGCTCTCAAGCTCGGCGGCGGCAGCGGAGCACACCGCGCGCAGCATATCCGCGTCCTCGTCCGGAACGCTCTCTCCGAGCATGCTCAGCGCCTTCATTTCTATGTCCATATCCGTATATGACATTGATTACCTCCAAAAAGCGGAGACGGGATGACCCGTCTCCTTGTGTGTTTATCAGACAGTCAGCACCTTGGATGCCTCGGTGTAGAGCTTTGCAAAGCCGGAAATGCTGGTGATCGCGGCGCGCTCGAGCTGGCGGTCGATGAGTCTGTCGTACTCAACGTTAACATCGCCTGCCGTGACCATCTCAAGGGCATAGCCCTTGTCAAGGCCGATAGCGGTCCCGGCCGGCATTGCCGAGCATCGGATGAGCTTTGCGCCCAGAGGATTGCCCGGCTCGCCGGTGCCCTGGAAGTTAAGTCCGGCAAGGGGATTCTGAAATTCCGAGCACTTGAGGATCTTCATCATAACGTCGGGGGCCGCGAGCATGGTGTTCATGGTGTAAGGGTCAAAGCAGTTCCAGAAGTTCAGCAGCTCGCCGTAGCTCAGGCTGCCTTTGGTGCCGCCGATGGTGTCGTCGCCTACCTCGTATGCTGTTGCAGCATTGGAGTTGCCGTCGCCGTTTGTGATAACGTCGATGGCATCCTCAAGATGCATGCGCATGATCTGATTGCCGATCTGGCGGAGCATGACGGAAAACAGGTCAAGGCGCTGGAAGCGGATCGCCTCGTAGGACGCAACGAGCATTCTGCCGCGCTTTTTGAGGCTCACCAGATGGTCTGAGGCTCTCACCTCTGTCTGGGGTATCGCCGCGCCCTCGCCGACATAGCGCAGGCTCTTGTCGTCCTCGCTTGCCGCCGAGTAGATGGAGCGGTAGTCCATGCCGTCAAAACGGGTGACGGTGGCGGTGATGGACGGCAGGATGTTGCCCTCCTCCATGCCTGCCTTTACGCTGCGCGATACATACTCGGGAAACAGCACCGCCGACTCCGAGGTCGAGAAGAATTTTTCGACAACGTCGCTGCCTGCGCCGCGGACCTTGATATCGAATCTCTTGAGCTGGCGCTGGAATGCGTCAAGCCCCTCATACGGAGTGCCCTTGTAGTTTTCGTTGGGGTCGAGCGCCTCGAGGGTCTGCTCGAAGCTCCTGCCGCGCTCTGAATACATGCCCTTTTCGAGCTTTATCTCGTTGAAATTATATGCCATGATCTTTTCCTCCTTACATAATGAAGCCGACTGTACCGGCAGCGGCATCGACCTTGATGACAAGGTACTGTGCTCCGCCGGTGGTGACGGCTTTGACCTTGCCTGCCGCAGCGTCCGCAGCGAGGGTAGCGTAGCCGACCGTGGGAGCCGTGCCGCTGTAGCCAAGCTCGACATAGCCTGCGGTCTTTATCTCGGCAAATGCATCGCCCGACGCGATGCAAACGCCCATGAAGCGGTCGCCTGCGTCGCAGGCCTTGACGGTGCTGTTTGCGCTCATCTTAACAAGCGCGCCCTTTGTTACGCCGCTTGCCTTGTTGAAGGAGAGCACCTGCTCTCCGACGCCTTCAAAACTAACTTTCATTTTTGTCCTCCTGATCTTAGATCAAATGATGTATTCTTCACCGGAAAATGCGGTGACTTCGCCCCTGCCCGGAAGCTGGGTCACGGGCGGATAGAGCTTTGCCGATGCTTCCTCAAAAGCGTCCTTGAGCTTAATAAGCTCCGGCTCTTCCATCAGCTGCACACTTTTTTCGAGCGCCGGGTGCATTTTTTCATCGCACACGAGACACAGCCGCAGAACCTCGGCTCTGAGCGAATCAAGATACTTCCTGCCGAGCTGCGCGGATTTCTCAAGCGCCGCAAACTCGGCGGCATAGCCGCGCCCGGCTTCGCTTTCGATGAAGCTTTTTATAACGCCCGCGCTTCTCTGCGCCGGAACGGCAACAAAGCTCCATTCGTATGCGTCAACCGCGCCCGTGAGCACGGCGCAGCACCTTTCACCGCCGTAGACCTTGCCCTTTTCATGGCTGCATGTTCCGATCTCGGCACCGCAGATGCTGCATATGCTCTGCGCTACCGAGCAGCCGACGCTCGTTTCGCGCTTTATGCCGCCTTCTATCTGGGCGATAAGCTCGGCGTTTGCCTCGGTGCGCAGCATGTAGGCAAAGCCCTTGAGATAGACATACGCTTCGCCGCACGAGGTGGTTTTGCCCTTTTCGGTCACAAGTTCCGTTCTGTAAATTCGCGCGACCTGATTTTCGCTGCGCCAGTCATGGTCGCAGATGCCCGTCGCGCCGACGAAAAGCTCGCTAAGCTCGCGGAGCGTTGATACCGAAAAGCGCTCGTGGTCGCGATCGACCTCGTTATCGCACAGCAGCACCTGAAAGGCGTAGACCTCGTCGGCTGTAAGCTGTGCCTTGGCAAAGGCGTTTATCGCCTGCAGCTCCTGCTCGGTGCACACGCTGCCCGATGCCGAGCCGTCCTTAATGATCTTCATTGCTTTTTCCTTCCTCCCAATAGATCTTGTCTCTCTGCGCAAGATACAGCGCAGCCTTGGCCTCCTCGACCTCGTCCTGGAGATTGATCGTCTCCCACTCGACGGTGAGCGTCGTCGCGTAGCCGTGCATGTTCAGCCACATGCGGCAGATCTTCTCGATAACGGGCGTCACCGTTCTGCGAATGGCGTTAAGCTCGCTTGTCATGAGGTCTGCCTGCTGAGCGCTCATGCGCTCCGTCGTTGACCAGTTAAGGCCGAGCAAAAACGGCGGTATGCCGGTTCGCGCGATAAGCTGCTCGAGTATCTGCCGCACGGGCACCTCGCTGTCGAGGATCTGGTTATCCGCACCGATGACCTTGATATCAACGTCGCCCACGGCGACGAAATCGCGCACGGAGCCTGATTTTCCGCTCTGCATGGCCTCCGACCACTGCGCTGCTATCTGCTGAGCGCGCTCCTGAGCCGAGAACCTGTCGAGCGCGTCGCCCTGCGGCTTATAAACGACCGCAAAGCGAACGTTTCCGGCGCGCTCCCAGTTGATGCCCAGCGACTGATATATCTTCAGCAGTATTCCGCACAAAAACGGCATACTGCGCAGCATCGAAACGCCGTAGGGCGAGTCTGCCTCGGGGTTAAACGGCGTAAACAGCAGAAGATTTTGATACCGAAACGGCGTCACGCAGCCGGTGTCGGACACGCCGCACAGCTCGAAGTCAAGCGGAGTTTTGCCCTCACGGATCTGCACGTCGGCAACGTTTCCGCAGAGCACGGCGGCAATGTCGCGGTTGCCGTTTGCGACGATCTCGCCCACGGCGCGGCCGCAGGTTATCATCGAGTCAAGATACTGGGCGAGGAAGCTTTCAAGCCCCGTCTGACCTCTGCCCACCGGCACCGTTCGGATAAATTCCGCAAGCGCCCTCTGCGCATTTTTATCCGCACAGCTTACCTCGAAGCCGCCGGTGAGTCTGACGATCTTCATGATTGCCGCGTCCACCACCGGCACCGCCTCGCGGATCATACGGTAAAGCCTTGTTTCCGCGCTGCCGAGCGGCACATAGCTGTCGATGAGACTAAACGGATGCGCCTGCGCACTGCGAAGCTGCACCCTCGGCGGAGCGGCCTTTTGTTTTGAAAATAGTTTCATATTCCTACCTTTCCACCCACGCAGCGCCCAAGCTCTGCGTAAGTTTTGAAATGCCTGCGGCAAAATAGCGGATATCGTCCATTGCGTGGTCGTTCTGCTTCAGCGGCGCTTCCTTTCCGGCGCGCTCGTCCCAGCGATACTGGTAAAACTCGCGCACCGTGTCGTCGCAGCCGCGGCAGATGCGGATGCGTCCGCTTTTGAGCAGCGAGGCTGTGAGCCGTATGCCGCGCAGAACATCGTTTTCCGCCTTCTCGACGCGAAAGCCCGCTCTTGAGAGCGCCTCGATAAAGCTTGCTGCCGAGGGATCGACGATTACTCTGTGCGGAACGGCTTCGCCGCAAAGCTCGGCGAGCGCCGCGACGTACTCCTCATCGGTTTTCTGCCTGCCTGTTTTCCGCCCGTCGTAGTAATACTCGCGCAGGCGGTACCACGTTTGTCCGCATCTGCCCCACAGTCCGAAGGAGCTTGGATTTTTCGTTCCGTAATCGCAGGATACGATGTATTCGCAGCAGCTCTCCGGCGCGTCGCACAGCATGTCCTCGCTGAAGAAGTCATACACTCTGCCCTCCGGCAGCACCCACTGACCGAGGATAAACCGCCTGTAAAAATCGCCGCTGTACATGCGCTTATAGCGGTCGATTATCTTTTTCGACAGCGAGGGGTTATCCTCAAGCGTGAAGTGGATATACAGTGCGCGCCGCCGGTCGGCCTGGCATATCCATTCGCGATAGAACCAGTGCTGCGGACTTTCGGGGTTGCAGTTGAACCATATCTTGCTCCCCGTCACCGAGCACCGGGCGCAGGCCTGCTCGACAAACGAGCGCGGCATCAGAACCACCTCGTCGAGCAGCGCTCCTGCAAGCGTCACACCCTGGATAAGCGAGCCGGAGCTTTCGTCCTTGCCGCCGAAGAGATAAAAGCGGTTTTCCCGGCCGAGGTAGCATATCTCGACGATTCCCTTTGAAACGAGATCGCGCACCGCAAAGCCGATATCGCGCAGCACCGGCAGCAGCGGCTCGATCATATTTCGCCTTATGCTGCTTTTTGCCTTGCCGCATATGCCGAAGCTTTGTCCGTCAAACCGGCGCATGGCCCAGCAGACAAAGGATATGCCCATGCACAGAGTCTTGCCCGAGCGCACCGCGCCGTCGCAGATCACGGCATCGAGATCGCGGTAAGGAGATGCGTCGCTCCACCACGACAAAGCCTTCAGCTGGGTCGGCGAGAAAAAGTCAAACGTCAT